GCATTCATAATTTTCAGATTTCCTGTTGTTATTTCGTGCTAACTCTTCTTTTTCTAAAAGTATTTTGGCAAGACGTTGCCTTAAGATTAAGGATGACGTAAATGCCATCCTCATTTCTTTTTCAGCGTCCTTATCTAAGCCCTTTAACCAACTAGACTTCATCTGGAACCCTCTGTTGACCTTCAACCATCAACTGCTCTTGGGCTTGACCCATTAAGCGTTGCTGCTCTAGTTGTTCTTCAATAGCTACGTTAGCTTTAAAGATACCCATCTTCTCTACGTTAAGACCTTCTGACAATGCCTTAGCTAACGCCTTAGAGGATACGTGAGGTTGTATGTATTGGAACATAGTAGTATTAGATAGGTTAGCCATATCTTGTACAAACCTAGCTTGCTCTGAGAAGTGTCTAGCACCCACTGGGTGGATTACCCCATCCCCCATTAAGTCATCTTTAGTGATGTCCATGAAGATTGTAGCATCTAGTTCTGTATCTAGTACACCAATAGACTCTGCCTTAACCATATTACGGTGAGCTGATTCTAGCATGTCATTTAAGTTTGGCTCTAGTAACATCAACTCAAACGTACTCACCTTCTCTTGGAAGATACGACTAGCGGCAGTCATTAAGCTATCAACTTCAAACGCTGTCTTCTCTCCCGGACTACGGATTCCCATAGCCTCTCTAGGAGCGCCAGCATAGAGTTCCATCTTGTCTTCCAGTAGTTGGATATCATTAGTTGCTTGAATAAGTCCTGAGAGGCTCTTAGACACCTCTGAGACATCACCTTGCTCGTCGATATGAATCTCAGCCCCCGGGCCCCAAGTGAACTCTTCAACTTCACCTGATATTTTAAGTGGAGGGTGGACAATCAAATCAGCAGCATCCGCTTTAAGGTTCTCTAGGTGGTCAATACGATATTGCATACCTACTAAGTTATCTAGTGGGCCCATAGCCCATAAGTTATCTGGACGAGTCCTCCAACCTACGTGACGAATTGGAGCCCTGCCTGTGTACGTAGGGATGTCCTCATTACGTACTTCTGTGCAACGGTCTACGATAGTGATTAGTTTGTTAGTGTAAACCATCCCAGTAGTTTGGTCGTGGTAGTCACCATAGAACTCTAGTACCTCCACATAATCACTCATTAGGTATTCGTAGTAATTACCAAAGCCATCCACATCAAAACCTACAGCCTTATCAAAGTCTTCGATACTGTAACCACCTGCCTTAGATTGTAACTCCATACGCTTGTCCAGAGCCTTAGCCCAGAAAGCTTGGTCAGGCTCCATTACAGCCTTGACCTTTAGTTCTCCAATGGTCTTTACACTACGTACAATCTTAAAGCTATCTTCAAAAGATGGAGCCAATGGGTTGAACACAATATCCATTGGACTGATGCGGTGAGCCCTAGGGCCAACATAATCTACTACCCTCTCTTTAGCTAAATTAATTTTAAAGCGGTTTTCAAAGGAGGTTGTGACGAAAGCATTGCCATAATCTATGTAGTCATACAGCAGTTTACTGACGACCTCCCTGTACCTACTCTTCTTACACTTATTAGCCATGTAAGCTTCAATGACAAGTGCCTTGTCCTTCTTGCTACTGTCCATAGTACCTGCCTCCCACTGTAGCCAATTCTCATTAGGGAAAAGGGCTTGAAGGTAGTTTGAGTGCAAGTTGTCTCGGATTTGACATAGCTTTGGCAAGGTAGTTGAGTTCTTCCAAGGGAGTGAACTATTACTGGTAGTGGATGTATCTGTGGCAAACACGTAGTTACGTAGCTCCTTCCACTCCTCAATCTTCTCTCTACGTTGGTTATTAAACTTATCCCATAAGTTAGCCACCCAAGCGGCAGAGCTATCTCGATTCATTACGCTGATTAACTCAGCTACTTTGTTTGACATTATATTTACCTATATGATACGCCACCGAAGCGTGAGCGTTTTTGAGTTAAGAGGAAATCTTTAACAGCATTCTTAGTAGATTTAGCTGGCTTAATGGCAATCTCTACGGCAGAGGCTAGGGCATCCTTGACATCATCATGGGCTGGTCGTGCCAACACTAGTTCTTCTTCGAGCACGTTAGTCCAGCCACCTTCTTGATGCCACATTTGTAAGTTGTCATACAGGTGCTCTAAAGCGGCTGCAATGCGTTCTTCTTTAGTGCCCTCTGCCTTACTAGGTCTAAATTCATCCACAGAGAGTCTCAGACCCTCCTTACGGACATAATCCTTGATGGCATTTACAATCACCTTCTGAGCAACTGAAACCTCAGCACGGAGCTTCTGGAAGCGCCATTTGGAATGTAGGGCTGAAATATGTTTGAAGTACTCTATAGTCTTATCTGTTTTAAACCTATCTATATCTAGTACGTAATAGTTGCCATCACAATCAACACCCACCACTACAATAGCTGTGTAGTCGGCTGCTTTAGATAAGCTAAAAGCAAAATCCACTGCTGCGTAGACGTTAAGCTTTTGTCCATTATACAACCACCTACTGCCCTCTTTGACAAGTAATCTAGGGTTGTAGTATTGGAATTTATCTCTACTAATACGGTCACTGCCGGGGTCATTGGGGTCATTATAATATTGTGCGAAGAACTGAACCCTATCACTGTACTCCGCTTTAATACGGGCTAATGTTTGTAAGTCAAAGCCAAACGCTTTACCATCTTCACGGACAGCACGAGGCCAAGTAAATATGCCATCAATCTCAACGACATACTCTTGTACATCCCACACTGGGCTTTGGTCTACTACAATACCCTCGTCATCGTATACATCGTACACCTGATTCTTCCAAGTGTCGTAGATATCTACAGGGTGGTAGCGAGTACCACAAGCCATAGTGAATCCACCAGCGTTACGTATTGAAGTGAACTGTGAAGCCTTCTTACTTACTGACTCACGACCATCCTCCGTGTAAGCATTCTCTGGAACCACTAAGTCATCCGCTACGATTACATCGGCGTGCCAACCTGTGGTGTTAGTTGTTAGACCTGCTGTAGCTATTGTAGCGTCACGTATAGCCTCTTTCTTACGTTTAGGGTGGTCAACACTAATCTTGGTTGAAGACCACTTCTCACGCTTACCCTCTTGTGGGTTAACATACTCAGGGAAATATCTTTGATATACCGTAGAGGCTAGGATATTCTGAACAGCGTATAGCTGAGTCATGGCTAGCTCTGCTGTAGCAGATACATATAATATTGTAATCTCTGGGTGCCTTGTAATAATCCAAGCACACCACGTAGCTACCATGTGGCTCTTTAAGTGAGCACGTGGTAACATGATTAATTTGTTACTTGTGAGACCCTCGCCAGAGCCATACAGTGTATAGTCCTGCATCCATCTAAATATTTCCTTATGCACTTGCCCGTACATATAACCGGGATTTACTAGCCTTGCGAAGAACTCTAAATCTTCCATAGCCCTAAGCCGCATATCCTTTGCAGCTTGTGGCATACGTTGTAGTTTCTTCTCGGCTTCAATAAGCCAATTATCCATTCAACCTCACTACGTCAGCGGAAAACTCGTCGTTAAGGGCGTCCTCTACAGCTCTGTCATGCTCAGAGGTGTCCTTCTTAGGACGACCTACCTTACCCTTATCCCAACCTTTGTCAGCTAAGTATTTAGCAGCTTGGAAGCCACGCTCATCTGCTGACATATCTATGATATCCCTAATAGCTTGAGAGCGAACCTTAAGCTCTAACTCCTCACGCCACTCTGAGAAATGTTTAGACAACACTTTGTTTTTACACATACGTTGCCAATGCTGCCAGCCTAGTAGATAGGTTGTAGCAAAGTGGTACTCAGTAGGGTCTTCACAATCAAGGAATAGACGCTTAAGGGAAGGATAAACCTTCCCCTTGTATTCATAGTCTTCATCCTTAAGTGTGTAGTACGCATTGTCAGTGTAACCTATTTCTAGGAATAACGCCTGAGTGATGGGCCTACCTCCACTGTCCTTGAACTTCGATTTATCTACTTTCATGGGTGCCCCTACTTAATTGGTCTTGCTACGTAGGTAAGGCTTACATTAGTGTCAGAGGAAGTTTGTAATTTTAATTTCATATTACTCTCCACTAAGAAGTTCTTGTCCATATGCAGTCCAGAGGATGTTCCACTAAATACACTTAAGTTAGAGGAGCCATTAACCCAAGTAGAGTTAAATATATCCTCTCCGTCAACCTCTAGAACTACCGTAATCGTATCAGTGCCAGTTAATCCAGTGAAACGCAGTGCGGAAACGAGATGCTTGCCATTTAACTCAAGTACTGTGGTTAACCCACCTGTAGCATTTATTCCAGTTATATCTTTTTGAATAGTACCTACACTCTGCTCTTGTAAGTAATTTAAGTCGGGTGCGAGTTTTATCACACTACCTCCATTCTCAAGCAGTTCTTGTACCTGCTGTTGTAGTTCTAAAATAGCTTGTGTGTTATCTTCTACTTGTGAGTCCGTAACTAGGTTGGCGTAGTTGCCGCTAGCCAGAAGGATGCCACCCGTATTAACTGATGTGGTAAGATACCTATCACCAGACAACAGCTCTACCCTACGTCCGTTAGGTATCTTACTTGATTGTAGCTCAGCAAGGTCGGCAAAAATGCCGTCCACCTTGCTACCACCTTTTGTTAACATAACTTACTCCTATACAGTTAAATCAATGAAACGAGTTACTGCCGAGTAAGTAGTGTAAGACCACCAATCATCAGCTTCATAGAAGAACAACACCCTACGATTGCCACCCTGAGTCATCTTAGGGCGATACAAGATTTTACGAGTTGGCCCATAGATAGTCTGCTCATTACTTACAGCACCAGTAGTGGCGTTGAAGTTAATTGAGCGCATCTCATAAGTGTCGTCTGGATTCTTCCACACAAAGTAGATAGTATCTAAACTAGCTGTATGGTCTGCACCAGCGTGGAAGCAACCACCGTAGAAGTACGCGTTAGCGTTATAAGTAACGCCATTTACGTCACCTAGTGGATCCCAACCTAAGCCACCTTGGATGTTTGACTTAATAACAACATTCTGCCAAGAGCCACCATTATTCCAAGCCATCTTCAAGTCAGAGAACTCAACATCCTTAACAGAGATACGTTGACCATCCACATAAGTTCGATTAATTAAATCATCTGACTTAGGCATTGATTGGTATAAGATACGTGGCTCTTCTCGGTAAGCGATATCTAA